AGGGTCTGCACGGTAGCGAATGTCAGGTGGCTGCCGATGTGCACTTTTCCGTCTGTTATCTTCCCCAGGATGGATTCCTGGAAGTACTCCCTTGCCCTGTCATAGGACTGGCACAGCAGATCCTGCGTGTGCGTCAGCCACAATGTCTTCCGCTGCAGCCTTGCCGCCAGCGCGATGCCCATCTGCGTCTTGCCGGATCCGCACGGGCTCTGCAGTATCCCACATCCAGCCTTTTTCATAGCGCTTACCGCCAGTTCCTGATAATCATACAATGGCACTTCTCCTGGATATGCGATAATCCCGTTGTTGGCAAGATCCTGATGCATTACGGAACCCGTCAGGTATTTCCGGATCTGCTTCCCCGTTCCGCAGGGCAGGGCAATCATGTCGCCGTCCACATAAAACAGATACAGCTGCTTCTCCATGTTTCCGGTCCACAATCCCATGCGCTGCTTCTTCGCATACTCGGGATTCGGCATCACCAGGTTTTCCCTAGCCCACTGCACGACTTCCGGGGTGGGGTTTGTAATGTAAATCTCATTGCTGATCGTTACCTGCATCCCGTCACCTTCCTATCAAGGCGGTCCCGATGCTCGATCCAGCGTTCAAAGAGCCTTCCGCAGCGCATTAATTCATTTCTTGTCGCCTGCTTCGCTCCACTTTCCATCATGGTCGTAAGCATGCGGTAAGGCACCAGAATGACCATGCCCTGCATCCTAATCGCGAAGAGTCCCGGGCGGTTCCCTGTGCTGCTCCATAATGACATCGCATTGTGCTGGTTCTCCTCTATCCTGCTCAGCCTGAAGGATTCGCCCTGGCAGTCCTTGCAGTCAAATACATAGGTCTCTCCATTTCTTGCCGCGAGCACATCGAACGGCTGCCCGTTTTGGTTGTCTTTCAGACAATGCACCCAGAATCCATGCTCCGAAAGCATCTGGGCAAATTCCCTCTCGAATGCTGTTCCATTGCTTTTGTTACTCATATTCGATTCCTCCTTACGCATATCCTCTGACGCTTCCGATCTGTACCCAGAAGTCTCCATAGTTCCCATATCGGTATACATACCCATTCAAAGGGTTTTCCGCCATGACCACGATTATCGTCCTGCCATGTATGTCCTCTACCTGCATTCTGATGGAATCAAGCGTCAGCATCCCATCTCCGTTATCGCATGACTGCCAGTCTGGGAAAAATAATTGCTTCTCTCCTGCGTCCTTGTGAATGATTACCGTCAGGTCATCGCCGCCAAGGAAGCTGAATCGTTCCCGTTCCGGATGCCGGATCTGTTCCAGGTATCCGTAGTGCCTCATCTGCCCAGCCCCCTCTCTATATCCATGGTCACCCTGCGGATCATCCTGAGATCGTCCCTGATCCGCTGTCTGGAAGGAGGCCTCATTTTCCAGAGTCTTGCATACCCTGCATTATCCTTCCTGGCCCTCTCCGTCTCTTCCTGGTACCTCTCCATGTATTTCAGTTCCAACTCCGCATCTGTAAGGAGCCTTTTCAAAAATTCCATATCTTCCATTCGTTTTTCCTCCTCCATTTTCGCTTGGTCTTACCTTTTTACGCGAAGGTCTTTCCACGTTTATGTAAAAAAACATGCCGCAAAGCCAGTAAAAACGTGGGGTCTTACCGTCTTACCAAAAAACACACCATACAACCACATATTTTTATAAGAAAAAAAATTATTGTAATTTTTACTCCTACACGTATATGATACATGGTAAGACAGGTAAGATGGTAAGACTATATATTATAAAGCGCGTATTCACGCTGTTTTATGGTCTTACATTTTGTCTTACCAAAATATTTGCGGTAAGACTTTAATCGAATGGCAGTCCTATCTGATCATTATCCACCGCGGTAAAACCATCCTCGTCTGCATCCGGCTCCATGTTTATTTTTAAATAACTTGCCTTGATTCCATGTACTTTTGTTTGATGGACAAATTTACCTTGCGTATTTTTCACAAGCCGGTTCTTTTCTGCCCATTTCTTGCTGATTGCTGCATAATCAAAGCCGCTTTTTTCCAAAAATTCGCACAGCACATCCTTATTGATTACAGCCACCGGCGGCTTTTCCGGATGCTCCTCATCCTCATCGATCCTGCCCCAGACCTCGCCTTTATTTAGGGAGTCTGTCCCATTCGGGTTCTGGAACCGCACCGGGTTCTTGGCAATCCAGTTGAGAACCATCTGATAAGACCGCTCCGCTGCGTCTACTTCGTTTGCGCTCCTGAGATACCCTTTCACGTCAGCTATAGTTAACGGAATTTCGTCCGTAAAGATCAATTCTGTAAGTATCCGATCAGCCACCAATATGCAGGACATCGCCATTGCCTGTTTTTCGGTCGTGTCGAGTTTGCACATGGAATCAAAAAGACGCTTGTATTCTTCCTTCAATTTTCTTGTTTCAGTGCCACGCAGATAATCCACTAACATTTTCCCTGCAAATCCATGGTTTTCTTCTAATACCGACACGCTGTAATTTCCATCTTCAAGTAGCTTGGACTCAGCTTCTATTTCTATTACTCTGTTTTTTGACCCTGCCCTGCTGTTCGCTTTAGTAATAGGCTCTTCTCCTGTAAACAGAAAGCTATTGCGCCATGTCATCGTCTCTTTTACACCTCCCGATGCCTTTCCCTGTCCACGCATAATGCCTTCGGTCAGCCTATAAATCAGTTTGTCATAGTTGGTTGTCCATCTATCTTTCACAGTCTGTAATTCATCTCCCGCGAATGGGATAGAGCGCAGGAATGCTGCTGACTCCATATAAAAGTACTGTGTATTGTCCATCGTTTTCACCAGTCCGCCCATTTTAGGATCCCCCCATATGGACATGGCCGCCATTACCGCTACTGTCTTACAGGTGCCTGATTCACCACTCCAGATATGGAATACAAATGGAAGTGCATTTACCAGGCTAAGCAATGGACTTGCCGCGCTCGCTGCAAACGCCATT